CAAGAATTCCAGATGAACCCTGAACTTTTGGATTCCCCTTGGGATGGAAAATTGTTGGATACCACTTGTGAAGAAGAGTGTTTTGACGTTGAGATTCACCGTATGGGCGTTACTAGTGATTCTGCTCCTGGCGTTATTTATAGAACTTACCCCAAGTTCGTTTATGATGGAGCTATATTTATTTGGCAGGCCGGTGCCTTTGAGGACGGCCACAAATTTCTCTCTTGTTTGAGAAAGTTTTGCTTGAACAGGTATTCTAATGAGCCTGCTTGTCTGGATGTCCTTCGTTCCCCAGCTAGAGTCATTTTGAACGTTTATCAGGGGTATTATCGTTCTGATTCTTCCAAGAATTATTGCAAACAGAAGTTTTTGGCTTACTTTGTAATGAGATTCAGGTTCAATCTTGCCGCTTTTGATAAGGCAAAAAAGAGGCGCGTCAAGTTTGTACCCCAAGTTGGACTTTTCCAAGCTTATCTTGACTCAAGGGAGGCTGAGACTATTGTTGCCCAGGTTCTTCATGTCGGCACCAATTGGGATGTCACTGCAGGGTTTGTGAATGGTCAGATCCAGGCTGGTGTTGCAGAGCATTTCAGAACCGTTGCAGCTGATTATGTGGATAGGAGTTCTATTATGATCAATATTATTAATGCCTCCCACAGGCTGTATGATACTCTTGTTTCGGCATACAGGAAGCAATGCGGTGCTCCAGAAGTCGTTTTCGCCATCAACGCTTTTTATCGTTCCCTTGATTTTACCAACCGTTGGGCTAATCGCTTCAAGCAGACTTTGAGGACTTTGTTTCCAGCTTTCAATTTAGAAGACAAGGCTGCAAGGATTAAGGCAGTTTTTGCTTTTTTGCTGGAGGGTTGTTCTGAAAGAGTTAGGGCTGCATTTGATTTCTTCTTTGGACAAGCTGAGGAGAATGCCAATGAGGTTGAAGACGTTTTTGCAGTCCAAGATGATGACATCGCTGATGAACAACAACCTTTCTGGAATGATTTGGCAGCTTGGTTTTACCCCCAGGGCCCCCTTCAGGGCATTCTGAATATCACTGAGAGTGATCTCGGGTTCATGGCTTCCCGTTTGGCCGCTTTGGTTGCATCATTTTGTGCCCTTCTTACTGTTGAGGGAGCAGTGCCAGAGTTCTCCATGGAGGGATTGAAGAAGTTTTCCATCCTTGTGGTTCCAATTGTCTCTGCCGCCATTTATTCTGGAAAGTTTACCTCCTATATTTCTGACCTGGATAAGGTTCTAGAGCTCATGTGGCAGTGTGCTGATTCAATTTTTAAAGGCGATTTTGGGAGGTTCATTGGTGTCAATTCTTATTCCCAGATATTCGCACTTTATTCCTTTGTTGTCTACAACTATGGCGGTTGCGCTCCCAACCATTACGCCTTGAGTTATGAAGGTCGTGATCAGTACAATTGCCCTGTTACTCTTAGGCTCCCTGATTGCATAATTTCCTCTTCGGATCCCCACTGGGCCTCAATGATAAATGAGTTGGAGGGCCGCTCCGGCGGCGGAATTTATTCCACTCAGCCTCTTGGCTGGTCTGATGGTTTGCGTTGTGTTGCGGAACATTTAAATTCCAAGCTCAATTACATTGTCAAGAAGTCTTCTGTTGATAGGAAGTTGAAGCAGAAGCTTTCTGACATTACAGGCCATTTGCAGACCTTAACTAGGTCGACTTCTTTTTCACCGAATCCAGTCAAGGCAGGCGGTCATGCTTTTATTTTCAATGGAGCTTCTGGAATTGGCAAGTCCACCTTTTTGGGTCAAAGTTTCAAGGAACACATTACCAAGATTATCATGGATTTGGCTTACAAGTTTGGATATGATGACATTGGTGATTACAATCCAAGCAAGACAATTGACAGGCGTTTTACTTCAACAGCTCGATCGTCGAATTTTCAGATGTGCAGGGCTGAAGGCTTTCCTTTTTTGTTCTCATACACTGAGGACTTTGATCCAATCCATAATGACAGTGGCGTCCCAAAGCCCGACAATTTGCATGAGAGGATTATGACTTGTGCGGATACGGTTTCCCCAAATCGTGATGCGGCTGCTTTGGAATCCAAAAGGGGAGATGGCGTCAAGGGTGATAATTTTGATCGTACAATCGCAATTTTCACTTCTGATAATAGATCTGATGCTGGCCTTCAAGATTTGGCAGTCAATTTCTTAGCAGCAGCACGCCGCTCCATGTTCATTACTTTTGAAATTGACCCCAATTTTGCCAATCAAAATGGCATGCTTGATTTGAACAATGAGACTGTGATCAACAACCGAAATGCATCTGATACTTCTGAGCTCTACAACCGTATCACTATTCATGATTGGGCAAGGCTTGCCGATGCAGCTGGCGAAGTCTCTCATGGTGAGCAGTTTGTTCGTACACAAGTCACTTGGGTTTTTAAGTCAGATCGCACATTTGGAACTGGAGAAGCCAGGCGAAGTTATAAGAAAGGCGAAAGATTGGTGCTCACCAAGCTCACAATTAACCAGTTCTACTGTTTCATTTATGATTTTGTCACTGACAAGTACACCCGGAGTTTTTCGGCATGGCGTAAGACCGTTATTGCAGGCAAACTGAAGGCACATTGTGGAATTTGTCATTGTGATGGTGGCATTACCATGTCTCAGTGTTGCAAGTGTGCTGGAGTCCATGAGTTTGATTACCGCACCGGAAATTTGAGTGTGAATTGCCCTATTGCTCTCAATTCTAATCGAAGGAGAACTTTCCTTGATCATGAAGGATCAGAATCTAGGGAAGTTGATCCAAATGCTCACGCCAGATTTGAAGAGCGATCGGTCATGGAAGGCCTCAAAAAGCTTGACAGTCAAATTTTCAATCTCTTTGGTGTTATGGTCCAGTCGGCCACCCTCCGGCCCGTCACTCAAGCCATTTTTTCCTCTTTGGACTTTAATGGTTTGATCCAAGCGCATAAAGATGGTGGTTATTGGTCATTTGCTGAGGATTCTGGCGCTTTCATTGAGCATGGGGCTTTTGATTATCTCTTGCGAAATTCTTCAGGCACTGTTCATCATAGTCCAGAAGCTTTGGAGCAATGGTGGCAAGAGCAGTTTGCACCTGGCATAACGTTGACTCATGCCTATTTTCTTCTTTTCAAGTACTTGATTTGGACCCCTAGTGTTCATTCCCGCGGTCAGGAAGAGGTGAATGCAGAGGCGTTGGATGATATGACTAATAGCACCATTAGCATGTTCTATAGAGCTGAGTACGCTGCCAGACCTGATGCAAATGGCATATCATTGATTGATCGTCTTGGGAATGGCAATCATGATCGCTCTCGACCAGAGGTGAATGCTCCAGAGGCCGCTTATATGTCAATGCTCAAATTGTACGTCTTTTATGCCATGCTTGAGTGGCCCAATAGAGATGTTCCATTGCGCGATGGTCCTCCAGCAACTGGTGAGGAAGTCATTACTACTTTCTTCAGTTTGGAGACACCAAGTGCCGCCCTTGATTGGGTACTTGAAGTTTGGGGCATGGATTTTGAGATGTTTCATGCTTTTTCCACCAATAAGGAGGATTATTTGCGTGACTTCATTCAGTGCATGACTTGGGGTGCCGATTATGACGCTAGTTTTGCCAACCATTCTCCATTGGTGAGTGGGCCGGCTACGTCTTTGAGTTGGTCCACCTTTGGCCAACCCATTATGGACTTCTTTGCTCCCAATCCTGTGGCCCGAGTTTTCGAACCTCAGGCAGATTGGTTGGGTCCACCAGATGACGTAAATCCTGCTAGTGACGAAGACTCGGACGATGGTGAAGAGCATAAGGATGATAACGCGGACCCCACTTTAGTTGAGGGTAGTTCAATGGATGGTGAGGGATCTGATGGAGTTTCTTCTTCTGGTTACTCGGGTGACTCTGATTACTCGGGTTATGAAGATTCTTCTAGTTCAGAGTCTGCCGATCCCAGAGATCTGGAGCCGGTTGTCGCTGATCGCAACCCTTTGACTGGTAGGTATGTCACTTCCCACAATGGTTGTTGCGTCGGTGTTTGCATGCTTGGGGCCAACGGTCATACTCGAGTTCTTCATGATCATGAGTGCCGTTTGTGCCGATCCATTGGTGCCCAGAAGGTTTCATTCAATGTTAATGCGCTTACTCCCCAAGGCGATGTTGTCAATGATTATGCAATGATGCTTGCAGTTGACGACGGAATGTTGCCCCAATTTTGGGAAGCGCGAACTGTTACCTTTGTTCCTGATGTGGCTCGTAAATTGTTCAGGTCAGTTTGGCTGGGTCATGATGATCCTCCTGATGAAATCCCTGACGATTATGACCCCAGTATTCATGTGGGACCCAATTGGAACGCAGATGTTGCTTACTTGCCGACTTTAGCATCCCCTCGTTATGGTGCACATGCCTTTGAGCGTCAACGGCTTGCCAGGCGAGATGGACGTGTGACCAATTGTCCTGAGGGTGTTGATCCTGATGTGTGGTGGAATCACACTGGTCAACTTCGACCCATGTATTGCATATCCAATGTTAATGTTTGGAGAAACAGATTTCATGATTTTTTGGCTGAACTTCGGGTCCAAGCTCGTGCCAGTAGGTTTGCTAACATAGATCCCGTTCTCAAGAAGTCGGTACTTGCTGGTGTGGTTACCATTGTTGGCACTGGAGCAATGTATAAGCTTTGTTCAACCATTCTTAACAATGGGAAGAAATCCAAGGCTGATTTTTCTCCACAAGGAGTTGCTTCCAGTATACCATCAGGCCAGAATTATTGGGATGAAAACAATTTGCAGACATTGAATTCTCCAGCTTATGTTCACAACCACACTTGTACTACCAGAGGTTCTCATGGGCGCACTGTCAAGACTCTGTCTGCCCACATGATCAATGGCACTAACAATGATCCGTTGTCCCGCATTGCCAAGCTTGAATGGCGGCACACTGGCAATATGATTGGGCGTATCAACGCCATCTTGCCTGATTCCACAACTTTCATTGTTCCTGCCCATGCGTTTGTTGGAATTGATCTCAATGCCAGTTTGCGGATGACACTGAGCGTCAAAGTTCCCAAAACTGACTCTTGGGTTGATCATTCAATTATGGTTGACAAGAATACAATTGCTTTTTCCGAGGATGGCGATATTTGTCGTGTTATGCATGGCTTGAGTACCATTCGTCTTGGAGACTTGGATTGCTACTATTCAAACCTGCCAGATGAACCTATGAACGTTGATGGCACCATCTTTCACCCAGGTGGCGTTAGCAAGGATTGGGAAGTTTCGAACACCACTCTTTTGACCAATGAGCATGCTGAGCTTTCACTTTGTGGGGATGATGCCACATTGTTTCCAGCTCATTCAGGCATAATCAATCATTTGAAGAACAGACCCATGAAGGGTTGTTTTGCCAGGCTCATTGGTGAAGATGATTATGCCAGGCAAAAGGGCGAATGTGGACTTCCGTGCATTTTCAGTAAGAAAGCCAATTTCCCAACTCTTGGCATTTATATTGGCATTGTTACTCCTCAGTCTATGGATGGTCATGTTAGGAAATATGAGGTTTACGTCCCGATCACTGAGCTTTTCATGAGGGTGACAACTCAGAAGCTTTTTTCCTTGAGATCTTACAGCAGTTCTGGCACATCCAGTAGTAGATTGGGTGCATTTCGTAGTTCTGAGTTTGAAGCCCAGATGAATGTTGTCGTTCAAGGTATGAGTGAGGTTGGCCTCAGGGCAAGGTTGGAAGAATCCAAAAAGCGTTCTTGCAGTAATATACGCTATACTGGACATGAAGTCGATTATAATAGCTTCATGGCTGGCCAGACCGATGGACCGAACGTTGCTTCCAATACTGAGGCTTATCATTATTCGAAATCCAAATCTGGCGTGCACGTTTCTATTATGCCCAGCAGCAATGAGAAAATCAAGGGTGTTTATCCTGCACATGAAGGTGTTATGGGTATGTTTCCCATTAAGGGATCGAACAATGATGTTTATTTTCACCCTGATTTGCTCTGGCTGGCGTCCACCCCCTTTATGGGTGAGGCCCCTCATTCAACATTTGGAGATGAGTTGATTTTTGCCATGGTAGGACCTGGTGAATTGACGGAAGAGGGCAGCAAATCGTCCATGTCACTTGGTAGGGAGATAGCCAAGAGTGCAGTTCATGGTCACATTCCCCTCCCGCTCATCAAGAATTCTTCGGTCAGGTTGTTGGACCATTATATTGGCATCACGTCATCGCTTTTCTCCCAAGGTGATTTTAATCACAGGCATATGCAGAAGTTGTTGCAGTCCACCATTGAGGAGCAGTTTGTTGGTGTCTTTGATGATGACGGCTCGACAATTATGCCCAAGATGAATCACAACAGTTCTTGGGGCTCTAATAACAAGCCTCTCACTGGTTCCACCAAGAGGAATGTTTATGATATCACTGAAGAGAAGGAACTTGTTATTCGTCCGGGTGCTGAGGCTGCTTGGGAAGCTTTTACAGCCACCATTTATTGCATCACATGTGGTTTCCTACCGGCACATCAGTTTATGTCTTGTTTCACCAAACGTGAGTGTTACCCAGTTACTGGCTCTGCAAACCAGTTTTCTTATGGTGATCATGACAGCCCCGAGTCTTTTTATTCTTCTCTCCTTGGTCCCACGAAAGCCAAGAAGCTTCTTGCTCTTGATCCTTCTGAGGACCAAAAAATTAGAGATGTCTTTGGTTCTGTGGATGGGCTGAATATCAAGGACAAGGCTCGGTCGGTCTCAAATTTGCCTGGTTCGATAAACGTTGCCTTCAGGATGCTTCTCCTTCCGATCACGTATCTTCTTATGAATTATCCGATTGAATTTGACATGGTGGCGGGCCTTGACATGGGTTCCAATCATTTTGAACAGAGCACCAATCAGATGTTTCACGAGGGCTACGATCCTGAAACAGGCATGCATTTTGTGTTTGATGCTGATGTGAGTGCTTGGGACAAGATCATGCCCGCTTCCTTGACTCGACACACACTCATGATTTTTATTGAGTGGGTATATGAGATACACAAGTATTACGGAACCTTCAATAGCAGGCTCGTGCTTTTTGCTGAGACTCTGATGAAGTGGTGGGATGATATGACCCTTTTCTATGCTGGTGTCCTTTTCAGGTTGTCTTTTATGCCTTCTGGTTTCGTCATGACTTTGCCTCTGAATTCTGCTATGAATCAGCTTCTTGCCATTTGCAACGTCTTGGAGTTTGCGAGAATCAAGTGTTTGAAGCCTCCCAGGGATTTTACGGACTGGCTGAGACACAAGGCTTTAGGCGACGATAGCCAATCCGCTGTCAAGAGAGCGTTGGTTCTGGCTTGTAGGGAGGCTGGTATTCCGGTGTACAGTGCGGTCGAGTATTCTGAGATCAACGCTAGCTTTGGTATCACTTCCACATTGGGTGACAAGTCTGATGGTGCCAACCTTAGGTTTCAAGACCCTGCAAAGCTTGTTTTTCTTCAACATGTGATGTTCTATCTTGAGATCCCGGCTTTCACGTTGGAAGAAATTGGAGAAGACCCATTGCGTCTCACTAGCACCGTGATTGTGGGAGCGGCCCCACTCAAAGCCCCGGTTTTGGTCAAGCTCTTGGCGAAACAGGATTCATCTTCCACTGTTGATCCCGAATATCTTTTGAGGGATCAGGTGGCAATTGTCCTGTTTGAGCTAGTCCCATATGGCCGCACCAGGTTTGAAAGGTTCGTGAAGGCAGTTCGGGGGTTCCGGCATTCTTTTTGGAAGACTTCCCAGATGGACCATGTTTATGCTTCTCTCCTTTCTTGGAATTATTGGCTCGACCGTTACGTGAAGAAGTTCTGCAAAGATGGCCGTCTTGATCCGGCGATTGTGGAACAACGCGAGAACAACAAGGAGTCATTTGAAGTTCTCAAAAGCAAGCTTAATCCGGAGGGGATAGTTTGCTTGGAGTATGACCCCCTAATGTAAGGGGGCATTGGAGTGTGGGTGCGCTCCTTAAATACACACCCACGGTTAGCAACCGTGCACGGATCCTCTGGATTGTGCGCTTGCTCTTTTTAGGTCCTGATCCTCTGTAATTTTACCTGTTATTTGTTTTGCAGGACCTGAATCGTATTAGGTATTTGTTGTGCTAGTGTGAGAGACTTGATCTGTTCTTGCACTTTATTTTAGATCTACTGATATTACAGATACAACGACGACTGCTGACGTCCAAATTCAGCAAACGTTCGCTTTTGATGATAGCGAACAACAGTTCATACAGACTGTTCGGGATGGGGAGGATCCAACCCATGATTGGGGTTCATATACTGATGTCGATTTGGCAAATTGGCTGAAGCGCCCCATTTTGGCCGCCACCAAGATTTGGAATGTTGGTGAGCCATTTCCCGATATTTATTTCAACCCTTGGTCAGCTTTTTTGGATAGTCCTAGCGTGGCCCAGAAGCTTTCCAATTTTTATTTATTGCGCTGCAAGATGCACATGAAGGTTATGGTGAATGGATCTCAGATGCATTACGGTAGGGGTCTGGTGTCTTATAGGCCCCTGTTGACAGTTCCAGGCGAACGTTTTCAACCGTCTACTTCTACTGGCTTTTCGCCTTTTGATGCGGTCGGCTACGCTTCACTGTCTGACCTTGTCGTCACTAATGGCGAAGAAGTGTGCATTATGACCCAGAGTCAGTGGCCCAAGATATTTATTGACCCAGGCCAATCAATGGGTGGTGAGATGGAATTTCCTTTTTTCTTCGGTGCCAATTGGTTTAGAATTCCAAATAGGGATTGGGTTGCCAACCCCTCTGCAGTGAACACTGGCATCTCGGTGGCAGGGAGTGACACCGAGGCAGTCGTGAACACCATTAATGGGCCCGCTACTAATGTGGCTTTGGGTCCCTATGGCGCTAGGCAATCTCACATGGGTGTTGTCCACAGTTGCTCCTTGGCCCCGCTCAAGCATGCGAATGGGGCAGATGACCCAGTCACCATCCAGGTATTTTTATGGGCTGATGATGTCAAGTTTTCGATACCGACAGCGGTCCCACACCCTGTCTTGGATCCAGTCCCTGGTACGCGAGTCGCTGATTTTGAACCCCAGATGCGATCTGTTTATGTTCCCAATTTCTTGGGGGATTTAGCCAAGACTGATTCACCAGACATTGCTGGCAGGTTGGAGATGGGTGATTCATCACTGCAGACTGACGAGGCAACTGTCGGACTTGGCCCGTCGAATGAGATGTCAATTGCGGCCATAGCACAGCGCGAATGTTGGCTTGATAGATTTGTGTGGCCAGTTGAAGCCCCCGCTGAAACCCCGATTTGGAATTGTAGGGTTACGCCTCAATATTTTAAGAGGCAGCTAGCTGGTGGTAGTGGCTCTTTGACTGGATTGCCTTGTATGCAGCCCACACCATCCGCTTACGCGGCTCTTCCGTTTGGTTATTGGCGTGGTTCTATGAAGTATAGGATACAGATCGTTGCTTCGAACCTGCATCGCGGGCGTTTACGCATTGTCTATGATCCTGTCGCAGACATTCATGCACGCACTAACCCAAACTTGTACCCCGAAGCTTTGATGAACCAGCAGTATAGTCGTACCATTGATATTGCGGCTGATTCTGGGAGAGATTTTTGTTTTGAGGTTGGCTATATGCAGGAGAAACCTTATTTGTCTTTGCTTCAGTTGGAGGCTAGAGACGCTGAGCCCACAGGTGACCAGAATTTTGACTGGAACAATTATGGCGCCACTGTTCCAACTTTGGATACCAACGCTCGACTCGCGCCGACCCAGACTTCTAATGGCCAAATCACTATTTATGTATTGAACCGCTTGGCCGTTCCAGCTACTGGGACTGGCATCAACAATGATGTCACCATCAATGTTTTCACCTCCGCTGGCGAAGACATGGATTTTCAGATGCCGACTTCCCGCAATCTTGAGATGCTGTCGTTCACTGATCCCACCGGGTTTCCAATTAATTGGAAGAACACTGATATCCCGGAGGCCATTGGTAATGAGGGTGTCAGGAGAAAGAAGCAGTTTAGCAGAAGGGCAGACTTTGAACCTCAGATGGAATCCTCTACTGATGAGTCCGCTGCCATGGGAGCGACTGAAATGGAGAACGTCCCCGAGGACCCCCCGACTAAGGCTTGGATGGGCGATTGTTCTCAAGTCGCAGCTTCTATGGCTTCGGTTACCTTTGGTGAAACCATGAAGACGTGGTCAGATCTCATGAATCGGTGGCAACTATATAACAGGGAGGTTTATTGCCGCGCTGACCTCCCAAGAGACAGTCCCACTCGAGGCCAGGATGAATATACTGTGTTGACTGTCATACCTGACTTTCCGCCTTTTCCGGGCCCAGCACCAATGGCTTCGAAATGGGTGCGATTGACTTCTGAGGCTACAGCACCGGCTGACACTCCGACTCTTGGTCCATATATTGACGGGACTTCGTTGCCTGGTGATCCAGGTGCTTTGGCTGCAAATTACGCTTATAACATGGCGCCTGCTGCTAAGTTTACTTTGAATGCTCCATTGTCTGCGTTGCCAGTTCCTGATGACGTTTATGTTGACATGGCCAACTTGCTTAGGGTCAATCCTGGGCAGTTGACTATGATGCATTTTGTTTCCAGGATGTTTTTGGCCAGGAAAGGAGCCATTAGGAACAAGTACATTCTTGATGGGAACACTGCTCCAGGTGAAACTCGTGGGACACAGATAATGTCTGTCAAGCGTTTGCCAGACTCTGGTGTCATCAGCGGTACCACTTATGGCGGCGGTCCAGGGTCACCTTACAACAACGCCCAAACTGCTGAGAGCACTCGTGGGGTCAGGTATTCAACACCAGGGTTCGGTGGCTTTTGGAGCCAGTCTAGTTGCAGAGTTGAGAACGCAACAAATGCTTCTGGTACTTTTGGTCCCCCCCCGGAAACTTCTACGCCAAATGTGGTTAAAGCACAGGCTTTGAATGGTTCGATGCAGACCGGGACATCTAATTCGATGTCTCCCAATTGGTTTGATCCGCTTGATTACCCAGCGGTCCCTGATTACGCTCCTCCGATCACTTCTACTACTGTTATTGATCGTACTGTGGCTAAGGCCGACTTGATGATGTCCAATACTTTTGATGGCACCCATGTCACCACAGCATTGCAGCAGCCCGTCATTGAGGTTGAGATTCCATTTTATGTTAACTCTCGTTTTGTGCGGAATGATTTGATTCTTAACAACACTCGGGGGGTTCAGGCTCATGTGCTGAAGTATGAAACCCATTTGGAGACTGGTGAGGTTACGGACATCGTCGAGGAAGCGTCTACCATCACTTATTTTGAACGACATGTCAGGCCGGGCAAGGATTTTTCCTTGTATTACCTGGCTAATGTTCCTCATATTGTGATGTTGGGCAATTTCTTGTATACGACTGCGTTCGGAAATCCCAATACTCCAGGCACTTATGCCTTGGACACTTCGGCTTATGGTTCTTTGAGGTATCGTGCAGGTGGCCGTCAATCCAATTCTGCTTACCGTGCTGTTGGGATTACCCCAGTTCCTCCCAACACTTCTTCTCTGAACTCAGCGCCTGCTGATCCCTACTTTTATGATGTTTCTGTTCAGGCTCAGGCCTACCCTTTGAACATTCCAGCGTTTGTACAGTAGTTTTATTTGTTTAGTTTAGTTTTGCGCCTAGCGGTCGGCGCCATATAAATAGACCTTTCATGATAGTGTCATCATGTTTGCTCCATTGTACATTAGAAGTGATCGAGAATGCCAAGCGCACTCGCTCGCTTAAACCGGTGCAATCCCGGCCAGGACCTGAGAAAGATGGAGGTCCAGGAGTACATTAAGACACGAAAGCTCGTCAACCTAGGCAAGGTTGGAGTGATTGAGAATGCCAAGCGCACTCACTCACTTGAGCACTGCTCG